TTCAGATGGGTCTTTGTATGAGCTACATCTTGAACAATGATGCAACTCCTTCCCATCTTTAACAACTACTCGCTGTTGCCGTTCCATTCACATTCCTTTCGGTTTGTGAATATTTTATCATAATATTCGTAAAATATTATTTGCCTTTATATCGGCCCATTTTTTTTGCAGCTTCTGCAATTCCGATGGCAACCGCCTGTTTAGGGTTGGAAACTACTTTCCCACCTTTTCCAGAGTGAAGCTCACCCTTGCCAAACTCGTGCATGACAGTAGCCATCTTAGCTTTGCCAACTTTGTTCATCTTAGGAGTTTTCATAGTTTCACCTGTTGTTTTCTTACCACTTAACTTTTGACGCCCACCACGCCGCACTCATCTTACCCTTGGCGATATTGTCAGCATGGCGAGCCTTGAACGCTTCATTCCTTGCTGAACCATCAGGAGATCCTTTTACACCCTGTTGACCAAACCTAATGAGTTTTACATCCTCACCAGACTTTGCTAAAACAGCGTGAGACTTGGTTGGGTGATTAGGAGTTCTCTTTGGCTTGTTATAGCCAGAAAACTGCTCTGTTCCTCGCTTAATCACTTCTTGCCCTTTTGAGCATAGAACTTATAAGCCATATCTTGCCAGCCGTTAGATTTAGCCTTTTTTTCGGCTTCTTTCTTGGCTTGCTCAATCTCTTTCTGGGTATATTGCTTTTGGTTAGTCGTTCCCATTTTCTTCCTCCATGTCGCCATTCTCGTAGTCTTCTACTTCTGGCTCGGGTTGCTCACCCTTTTCCCATGCTTGGCAAGTACGCAGGTTGTGACAGATAAAATTCCACTTGGAACACCATCCACGACCACCGCCATCTTTGTCAAACTTGTCTTCAGGGATTGATTCCATCTTAGCCAACATATCTGGGCTATCGTTGAAATATTCGCAGTTAGCGCACAAGTTACGCTTGGCTTGTTCTGGAGCAATACGCCATACTTTTGATAGCTTTCGCCAGTAGTCCATGTTTGGCTGATTGGTCTTTTCTGGGCCTAAACACCAGTTTTCCATCAAGAAATCACGAGTTTTAGCGTTTTCCTCAGCGGAAATCATGCTTTCGCCCTCTTGTTGGGCAATCTCGATAGTAATTTCAGCTTGTGGTGCTAGCAAACCAGACATGGCAATCCTCATGGAGTTTGTACCATTATCCCACAAAAAAATAGAGAGAACAAGGTCTCTCTAAAGTGGCAACTCAATTAGATTCTATCCAATCAGCTTGGCTAAAGTGTCGTTTAAAACTGACATTTCATCATGTTTATAAACTGACCAAATTCGTGCTTGACCATGGATTCCATTGTGTGACCCTTGGTGGCAGTCCTTGCATAGCGGAATACAGAGATACTGGTAGTGCTGTTTTATGTGGTGTGCATCCGATGGCCCAGACTGACCACAAACACCGCAAGGCATCTCTTTGATTCTTGCTAGGTGTAGTCTTTCACGCTTTGTCGGATTGTTATTCAATTTCAATCACCCTATCTCCATGTGAACGAATGTAGTCTTTTGTTTTCTGAATGTATCTCTCAAACTCACTTCTTGAGATACTTCCTTGTTGCAGATCAGCATACTCAAGCAAGTCTCTGATGGCTTTTATACCTTCTCCATCTAAACCCATACGCATGGTTTCTTGATAGCGCATAGCGGCTTTATGGAGGCTTTCTTGGGCTTTCTCGCAGATAGGCAATACTTCTGGGCCAATTCCGTTCTTACCCATCATTTCAGCAAGATTAAGCACATCAACAAGTGTGCGCCAGTCTTGTACTGTCCCCATGCCTTTAGTGATCGCATCTAGTGCTGAATACTCAAGGAATCTGAGTTTGTCCAGCTTCTCTCTTGGTGTTATCGCTGCTCCCACTAGGGCGTGCGTCAGCGGATCGATCAAGTTCCAATGCTTTCTCTTTGTTTTCTTGCGAGTCATTATCTTTTCCGAAAATGGCGTTCCATCGGTTTGCGTATTCTTCATTACTTACTGAAAATTTCCTTGGACTTGAGCCTTTACCCATGATTTTGCATCCTTAGTCTGTATTCAACAATTCGAGCTACGGCATACATATCTTGGTAGCTGTAGTCTCCAGATAGATCAGCTCTTGGAATTAGCTCGTCTATGTCTTCATTTGATAATCCAACCCATTGTTTACTAGGTTGCATTAGAGCTTGATTTATAGCCTGTACAGCCTTTGGGATTACATGGCCTTCTAAATACCATTCAGCCCACATTTCTTGAGGCTCAAGTGCGTCTAAAGCAAGTTTTAAAGCCTCATCTTTACCCATGTTTCATATCCCTAATTTGTTGAGCGCACATGCGACCAGTCCAAGTTGGATGTTCATCAAGTACTTTAGCCACTTCCTCTAGCACTTGGTTGCGCTGAGAAGGTGATACATAAGTGTCATAGTGGTAAGGCTGTCCTAAATCTCTTAGGATTTGCTTACCAAGATTAGATTGCCTTTCAACATCGTTAAAGGCTTCGTCTTCCTCTTTTGTCCATTCAGTCATTTTTGCTCCTTAGTGCAGATTCAATAGCAACCCAACAATCTTCTAAGTCTTCCAAGCCTTCTACTGCTTCTTGGAATTCTTTTTTAGTTAAACCTACCCATGTGCGCTGTGGCTCATAGTCCAAGCCCAACTCTCTAGCGTTCTCTGCCATCTTTTCTAGGGCATCGTTTGCTAGCACTTGCTTGATGGCAATGATTTCCTCATCAAAAGCGTGATGCCAGTCTTCAAGATGTGGGCTTGTATTTACCCGTTCTAACGCCTTCAACGCAATATTTAATGCTTCTTTAGTCATTTTTGCACCTCAATCTAAAGCCATAGCAATAAACCAAATACCCCAACCAAGTGCTGTGCCGTATTCGCTACCAATTAAGTAGCTTCCAATGCAAATGAACAACAATCTAAAAAAATCGGCTGTTTCAGAATCATCGTTCATAGACCCACCTGTTTCAAAGCAGCTTGCAACCCTGCCAAACCGCCAACTCTTTGGTCATTAATAAAAATCTGCGGTAGTTGCTTTGCGTCTGGATAAGCAAAGAAGAATGACTCACGAACATCTTTAACATCCATATCGCACTCGATAAACTTCAAGCCTTTTGACTTGAGTAGATTCTTGGCAGATACGCAATTAGGGCATCCTTTTTTGGTGTACACAAAGATATTCATACTATTACTATCTTCTTAACTCTGTAAAAATATTTTTTTGAACGGCTATTCAAGTCTTTGCAAATGTCTTGTGCAATTTTTGAATACCAATGGCTATCTATTGTGAACGCCTTGTAATAACCTGAACCATAACGGTCCGTAAATCTTTGATGTTTGCAAACTAAATAAATATTCATACTTTTCTGCCTATTGCTTTTTGAATTGACTCATAAGCTTCTATTGCCATCTCCAATGGCTGATAAATTGTCACGCCCATACATTCATTACGCCAAATTCGTTTTAACCAGACAAGCCTTCCAGTTCCTAATGCACCCAATCGAACTGGATACCAAGCAAACCAAATATTTTCCTTATTCATTTCTTCACCTGTAAAGATATGGGCATATAGATGCAAGCCTTGTCCTTGGAATTCTTAACATTCACATAGCTACTGGCTTGCTTAAAACGCTTGCAGTTCTCACATTTAGCGTCTGGCTCTTTTGGTAAACAAGCAATGTAGTTCATTTGCGCTCGTACTCAGCAATCTTTGCCATATCAGCTTCTGCAATCAAGTGGCTAGACAGCATCATCGTGCCAGTCATTTCTATTTCTATGAATTGCTCGTCAGACAGCAAAGAAGTTACATCAATGCCTTCATACTTGATTGACTTTAGATTCTCAGCATAAGTGCCTTCCTCATCCATGTCGTATTCCAAGACGCATTGCACAGTCTCGCCACCAGCACCAGTAGTTGTTTCAAATTCGTATTCCATGACTTAATCCTTAAAAGTACCCTCACGAATTGCTTGGGCTGACGTGAGTATAGCAAACTAAACAAAGTGTTTAAAGATATTTCATAGGGATTTATACTTAGTTGCTAAAGAACAACACCATTCTCGTCAGCCCAAGAGTAAAGCCACTCTACGAATTCGCTTGCTTGTTCTTTAGTGAAATTCCTTGTCTGCATACCTAGTTGGACAATGCCAGAGCTATCAAGGTTAGGAATGATCTTCCCTTGTATGTTCTCTGTTTCACGCAAGTATTGGTCAACCAGTAAACGCTTCCAATCCTCGGCAGACCACTTAGCACCCATGTGCTGTGCTTGTTTGGCAATGTCGCCAATCATTGCATGGTACTTTTCCTCTTGCTCACGGCTTTTGCTTGCCAGCTTTATTTCCATCGTTAGATGTTTGCCAGAGTCCAAAGCCTTGGTTATCTTGTCCCAATGAAGACGAATACTAGTTTTCGCCTGTTTTGTGCTTGTCAGGTTAAGAATCATTTAACTACTCCGATCATTCGTAAAGCCGCTTCTGGGCTATCTATTCTTGCCAATGTACTTCCAGACCAATTCTCAAAAAAGTCGGCTTGTAGCTTGGTTAAACGCTTTTTAGAGCCATCTTTAATCTCCACCAGAAAAGTGTGATTCTTATAGCCAACCAAAAGGTCAACTGGCAATCCAATAATCCAGACATAAGCACCTGCGGCTCGCAAGGCAGAAACTATCTGGGCTTGGTTAGCATCAACTCTAGCGGCATATCTCATTCTAGTTTCCCATCTCTCATTTGAGCCATGTACGCTCTTATGCGATCTCTAGCGCCACGACCATAGATTCTTTCTGCTCTCTCTAGTCTGGCACGAATAAGATCACGATTCTTGCTTGATTCCCAATTACGGAATAACTCTCTAGCCTCGGCCATTTCGAGAATTACTCTATCGCTTGGGTTTTCTATGTTTCGTCTGGAATACATAAGTCGCCAGTAAGCTCCAAGGCTTTGTTTATCAGGTGTAGTGGGAAAGGCACGCCCTCACGCACCTTGTCCAGTAGTTTCATGGCGTCAGCGTGAGACATCACATTCCCAATGCTTGAACAATTTGAGTATGCAACTCAAGAGGTTTCAGTTTGCTTGGATTTCCACCAGCAATAAGTTTAGGTTTTGGAGGCGGCAAGCCTTTTTTCTTAAACATTTCATCAGGCGATCTATCACCCATCAAAGCAGGGACATCACTTGTTTGACCATCGTATGTTTTATAAAGCTCGCAAAAACGATGCTGAAGGTATCCAAGCTCATTAAGACTTGAACGACATAACTTAGGCCATCCGCCCATATCTCTAATCGCAGCATGAGTAGCACTATCACCAAAGTCAACATCGCTGTAAGCGCCTACTGAACTCATCGCATCGTGTACCCGCCCCCACTCACGCAAAGATCGATCTGTCTTTGTGCCACCAAGAATCCGCACAATATCAGCCACCTTTGGCGCAAACTGGCCTTTGTCTGGGTCTGTTGCATGGTTACTCAGGGCTTGTGCAACTTGTTCAAAATCATAGTTCTGGCATCCATGCCACCAGACATTAAGAGAGAACTCGCTTACATCTTGCTTCCAATAACCTAAAGCATCACCGACTAATTGATAAAAATCTGATTTTTGATGGATGTTCATACCAAACCTTCTTTCTTTAAAAGACGCTCAACGACTGCACGATTTGAGGCTTCAAGCGCCTCTTGCTTATTCAGTTTAGGTTTTATGCCATCAGGAGGCAAAGCCTTAGCCAACCACTCAAGTGGCTGTAATGGTTTGGCACGAATACAGTCACGCAATACATTGACCAATATTTCATCACCATGAACTTTGCGTAAACCACCTAAAAACGATCTAGCATTTTTCTCTGGTGTTCCAGCATTGGTCAACAAAGGAACTCCATAACTAAAAATAATCTCGTCAGTTGATAACGGCTTTTTGCCCGTATCTTTAGATACGGAAATATGTGTCTTGTGTTCTGTGTCTTGTGTATTGGGTATTGTGTATTGGGTAGCATTGCTTTCGGATTGCGTTGGCAATGCGTTCGCATCACGCTTACTCCATCTAGCTTTAGCACTAGCACTAGCCTTCTCTGATTTCTCATCAGCCTTGGCTATTTCCTTATTTGCCCTGTGATGAATCCACCCATCATCTGTGCGCTCGAAATACTCTCGCAATACGATTGCAATGCTTTCGGTATGCGAACGCATACGAATCTGTCTTGAAACTTCAGATTCATCAAGAGGAATTGGACATTCATGGAGGTAGTACCAATCAAGCAAACGCCTGTAGACTAAATCCTCAGTCTCAGAAAGATGAGATGTGTGACTTTGGTAGTCACCAATGTTAAAAGAGTAATAGTACATAACTCGCCTTTTACAGCTCCCTAAAAGAAACTGCGGCAGGAGAGGGAGGAACTCTTTTCGGTCTGCTCATGACTTCAGACCTAGCCGTGTTTCAAATTATTGTATCAAATAAATTGGTTGTTGGTAATCTCTTTTTTACCTTGCTTACCAAACAAACGACTAGCTTGTTGCTTCATCACAGCATACTCAGCTTTAGAAAAGATGCCATAGGTAGGGATACCACAGATGTACTTAACGCCATTGTCGTCTTCTGCATCATCTTTAAGCAGGGTGTATTCAGCAAAGACAAACCGACCTATTTTGACTTTACCAGTCTTGATTATTCCTTGGTCACGCAAGTCTTGTGCTGCTGAAATAACTGTTGCTCTTGGTAAACCAAACTGGTCTGCTAGTTCTTTTGATGATTTAGGGCCACTCTTGAGTGCTTTGATAATTGCTTGTTTTGTCATTTGCGCTTCTTTAAAAATAACTTAGGGTTCTTGAGTTTCATTGATGCAGGAATTCCCCTGATCGTCCAGTTATGGACTCGTTGGACAGATATGCCAAGCCTTTTAGCTAAAGCAGAACTGCCACCATATAAGGTTATGAATTCCTTGTCGGATTGGATTTCGTCTTGTTTTGTCATAGTTGCATCATAACAACAATTTGCAAAAAATCAACACTTCGTGAAAATAATTTAAACATTCTGTGGATTCTTTGCTATACTTCAGTCAGCCCAAGCAGTTCGCAAGGGTCTTTAAGGAGAACCAAATGAAAAGTAATATTATTCAAACGCTAGTTGAGTGGACATTGGCAGTCATCATCTTTGGTGGCATTGGCGTAATGCTCGCATGGAGAGGCTGACATGAACAAAATGGCATTTCCATCTACTGTTGATGATGGCGAAACAATGTCTTGGGATAGAGGCATGACATTGCGTGACTACTTTGCGGCTAAGGCTATGACAGGTTTGCTGACTGCTGAAATTGTTGGCGAATACAGCAATGAACACGTTGCAGAAATCTCTTATCGGATTGCAGACGCAATGCTGAAAGCGAGAGAAGCATGAACACTCAAGAACTAAGACGCAAAGCACGACAGCTTTACAACAACAAAGCAGTCCCTACAGAAGTCAACCAACACAATCAGCGCAAATGGGTCAGATCAGTACTCAAGCTGGGTGACAAATGGTTGTTAGCAAAGCAAGTCTCAAGAATTCAATAAGGAAGAATGATGGTACATAAGAAGTTAATGAATGCAAGAATGATGTTGCAACAGACGGAATTAAAGAAGTCTGGGCATAACAAATTTAGCAATTACTACTATTTTGAACTTGGTGATTTTTTGCCACAGATCAATCAGATTTTTCATACTTTAGGATTGTGTGGAGTTATCTCATATGACTCAGAGTATGCAAGCCTTACAATCACAGATGTTGATGATGGCACTAACATTGTCATTACATCGCCAATGGTTGAGGCCAATCTAAAAGGCGCTCACGCCATCCAAAATCTTGGTGCTGTTGAGACATATCAGCGCAGATATTTATGGATGACAGCAATGGAGATCGTTGAGCATGATGCTCTGGATTCTTCTGCACCAATCAAAGAAGAAAAAGTCATTATTACGCCTACACAAGGCATAGCAGATACGCTACCACCAGAGGAGATGGAATATCTCAGGGAGTTAGCAATGGAACTCATAGCCCTTGATGGAAAACAAGGTCTTGAGAAAATGGAAGCAGAAAACCTAGAAGCCGATCAAAAAGTGGCTTTGTGGGGACTACTGCCAAGCAAAGTAAGAACGGCAATTAAGAAAGCCAAGGAGTTATAAATGGAATACAACAATGAAAATCGTGGTGCGTTATGGAAGAACGACCGCAGGGATGACGAGAAGTTTCCTCACTACAAAGGGTCACTTAATGTAGAGGGTGTAGATTTCTGGATTAGCGCATGGATTAAAGAAGGCAAGGATGGCTCTAAGTTCATGTCCTTGTCTATCAAAGCTAAAGATCAAAAGGAAGCTAAAGCACCTACAAAGCGCTCACCTCGTCAAGATTTTGATGATGATGCACCATTCTGATTTACGAGGCGAAAGCGGATGCTGAGAAGCTGGCGAAAGCTAACAGTTGAATCGTGGGTATCGAATCCCACCCAGACTCAGCGAGTAGCCTCACCAATTAAGTTTACGGGCGGGAAAGCAGGCAAAGTATTTCAGGCTACTTGGATGTCTTTGTCGGACGAATGTTAGTACCGCCCACCTAAAGGAGAAAGTAATGAATGATATGTTTAACAGAATGAAACTTTCAATGGATAACTTCTTTGGCACAGCGCCATTTAAGTTGCATCGAAAAGACAGCCCAGAAACCTCTATTGACGCTGCCCAAGCAGTTGATACCAAGAAGATGGAAAGTATTGTCTATGAGGCTATTAAAGGCTTTCCTGATGGGTGTATTTCAGACGAGATACTAGAGATGTTTCCTGAGTACCCTTATTCATCCATTACGGCTCGTTATCGTGCTTTGCTAGACAAAGGATATATCGAGATCATCGGCACTAGAGTAGGACGCTCTGGTAAGAAACAAAGGGTTATGAAAATTAAGCTATGACTAAAGACAAACTGATTGAATTAGCGCAAGTTGGCATGGGGATTCATTCACCCAATCAACCTGAATACATTGTTTGTGAGGCATTAATTAAAGCCTTGGCACAGCCACCACAGCGCAAGCCGCTGACGGATGAGGAGATTGGAAACTGCATTGACGAGGTCAATTTGACAAGCGAATACGGGCATCACCATTTTGGCTGGCATAAGCAGTTCGCCCGAGCCATTGAAGCCGCACACAATATTAAATAAAGGAAAAAATTATGTCATACGCTAATGTAGAAATTCGCATCATCCAATGGGCGGAAGCTCGCAAGATCATTCCAAACAGCAATCCAGAGACTCAGCTACTCAAAGCAATGTCTGAGTTAGGTGAGTTGGCAGACGCAACGATTAAGCGCGACAAAGAAGAAATTGCTGATGGTGTTGGTGACGTTATGACAGCACTTGTAATTTATTGCGCCTTACAAGATATCAATCTGGTAAACTGCATGGAAATTGCGTTTGACCAAATCAAAAGTCGCAAGGGAGTACTGTTGCCCAATGGTTTATTTGTGCGTGAAACTATTTAGCAAGTAAGTAAAGACCCACATTTGAAAATGCGTACCCTGCGTACACAATAGCCATGTGTGGGTTGTCTTTCCATAGTTGTTCACCAGCTATGTAAGCGTATATCGCCCCTGTGAAAATGATTAGCCAAGCGCTCAAAATGCACTCACATCAATAACTTCACCACGGAACTCAACCAGTCCCTCATCAAACTTGTGGACTAGTTCAGGCCATAGCAATTGACCATTAAAAAAGGTCAGAACTGCAAAGCCTGACCTATGATTGCTTGGATTTAACTCGCCATAAGTAAATTGTGGACCATCAGGCTCGGCAAGTGTTCCTGTATCTACGCCAAACCTGTTTCCGTTGTAGTCTGTAAATGGCGTAACTTTTAGAGAGTGCAAGTGTCCAGTAACGATAGACACACCTGCGTTAACAGTATTGTTGTGAGTAGCGTGAATCCCGCCTTTATAGCGATGCTTAACAATCACTTTATCTGTCGGCCAACAAGCCCAACAGAACTCCCAATCTGGGATATGGTCTGTCAACTTAAAGCCATGCACATCTTTAAATTGTGGAGCATGGTTAATTAACTTAGCAGCAAACCTAGCATCGTGATTTCCGTATGTAAAGATTAGCTTTACATTGTGACGTTCAGCTTTAGATGCCTCCTCAATCTCACCAAGCATAGCCTGACAAGCCTTTAACTCTTGAATAACAGAAGTCTGGTGTTCAGAAGCATCATGGCGAGATATAGACGCACCATCAAACGCATCGCCATTACAGATAACTGCTTTAGGCTTAAACTCTTGAATAGCCCATAAAAGCCCTTTAAAAGCTGTAGAGCGTTGTTGTGGGATAAAGTGAGCATCAGAGAACACCAATACAACTCCGTCCTCTATACCAAGGTTTATCTGCTTTAGAGGCGAAAAGGACTTTGGTCTATTGCTGTCGTATTTTGCACCACGATGGTCAGAAGAGCCTAATTTGATCTTGTAGTGTTCTTCGATCCATCTTCTACGCAAATAAATTGCCCTAATGTTGATTTTTAAATGATCTGCCAGTTTTGCAGCAGACTGAAGTTCGCCCCACAGTTTGATAAATTCAACGTCTGTGCAAGACTCGTTATGTGCGCCCATTTGAATCCTTGGTCAAAATGTTTTCCAGCAAATTGATAACCCTATGCTCTTGCATTTCAATATCTTCGTCTGAGGACTTAGGGTCAGTTGCCACCATCATCAAGTCGTGCAGAAATACATGAAGTAGCTCATGTAGTGCAGTCTTATCAAGACTCTCTGGCGTTATCTTTTCAGCGCCAAAGTCTCCCAATCTGTAAACAGCAAGTCTGGCAGTCTCGTTAAATTCAACAGAAGCCATTGCTTGCTTGGCGGGTTTAACACCCTTCTCAATTCTCCAATCTCCAAGACTCAGCACTTGTTGCCATTTTTTTACACTTTCAGCAAATATTTGTGCTTCTTCTTGGGTTGGGATATTAGGCATTTAAAACCTCTAAGGCATGATTGATGTGCTTAATGCGATCATTCAATCCTATCGTGCCTCCGTTAATCTTTTTTGTCATCATTGTGAAATCACGAATATCAGCGTACTTGTTTAGCTTGTGAGTGTTCCAGAACCAACCAGCAGTCATAGCAGCGTACTTAGGAGTAGCTACCAGATCAGGCTCCATGACAAAATCCACATCACAAGCCTTACCAGCATGAAAATAATTAGCATGACCAGTAAGTTGAATACACCCACGACCACGAAAGCGGTAGCCATCTCCAGACGACTCATCTCTGTTTCCCATTCTTGAGGCATATACTTTGTTCGCAATCTTTTTAGGGTTTCTGGCGTATTCGTTGGCAATCTCAATTGTAGGGAATCGAGACTTCCATAGCTTCATCAATGTCTCAGCACGATAGTTCAAGTTCTCCTCAAGGACTTTGAAGTTACCGCACTCGTGACCACATTGACCAATGAAAGAGGCTTGTTGGATAGGTGTAAGGATATTGAAACGCTGAAAAGTGTCATTCAGCGCATCAACCCATTCTGAGCCAATGTGCAGTTGTTTGAGTTGTTCACTTGTTACCATTTAGCATTTCTCTCATTTGATTGTATGAATCCACACAAGCGTTAAGCGCAGCGGTATTCTTGTCACCCTGTGCGACTATTTCTGCGATGGCTTCGATGGTTGCTCTTTCGGCATCAGAAGCTGTGTCAGGCGCTCTGTCAGGTTGACTGGTTGCTTTTGTATCTGTGGAGGAAGTTGTGGTATTTGTGGTGGTTGGTACACTACTTGTGGGGCAGAGGCGCAACTTGCCAGCACGATTGGCAACACTAAGAGCATTAGTTTTTTGGCTGATAACATTGTTTGCCTCCAGTAATTTACTAGCGTTTTCGTTCAGTTGTTCAGTAAGTTTCTGTTCAGTCTTGCGAGATTCCTCATTCTTCTTAGCAATCTCAATCTGCATCTCTTTATCTCTGTCTGACCAACCAAAATGGTATCCACCTCTGTATGTGCCAAATAAAGCAATGCAAAGACCAAATAATAACCAAGGTAGTGGGATCATTAGCCGACCTCTTTTCTAGCAATAGCCAATTGTTCCCTGTCATGGTCATCCTCTAGCAAGTCAGGTGGCGTAGTAGGAGGAGGCGGTGGAGTCCAAGACTCGTCCAGATCAGGATTTTTAAAATTCATCCAGTTAGGCGATTGAGATGTTAAACCCCAAGTAGTTATAGAAGGCGTTACAGACGCTTGAACTACTGGAGGCGGTGTTGGGCTAGGAGGAGGCGTTACAGCGCTTTGTATGGCGTTTACAGCCGTTCCAACACCCTTCTTACCGATAACACCACCGATGCCACCAACAATCAGCAGAACAATGTCGTTCAGCATCTTGGTATAAGCCATGTCAATCGGGGCCATACTCTTGATTGGCTGAGTCACAAAGGTGACAGAGTAAAGCAAAGCCACAACAATGAAGCAAAGAATCAATGTGACCACTACGACCACAAAACCCCAGACATAGGTTTCTACTTCTTCAATTGTTGGTCTTTGTTTCTTGGACATCGTTAACCTTTTTTTCAAGAATTGGAGCTACCAAGTATTCAGGGCAAGTCTGAGTAAACTGGCACTTTGGCTTTTGGCAATTAGGGTGGATAAAGTTGTCAGGATTCTGGCAGAAATACCTGTATTTATCCTCACAACCTGTCAATAGAAACAAAAGTAGTAAATATCTCATAACCCTATCTTTGACAGTAAAAGGTCAACAATCCTGTTGGATAGGTCATCAGGTAGGAATCTTAGAAACCCGAGAAACCACCAAACAGCCCATCCGTAGCACATGATTCTGCAAAACAGATCAAATTGCTTTTGGTACTCATTCATCTACCGCACTTTGTCTTAGCGCACATATCTGAAATCTCAGATACGCCAACAAAAACAGCAAACAACAAAAGAACAATAGCCAGTCCTGCAATCAGGTAAGTCATTTGTTCTTCTTCAGCTTCCTTCTCACGCTTTTCTTGCTCTCTTAGCTTACGCATCTCTTTGGCATCGTCAGCGTCCATTTGTAGCTGACGCTCTTTGATCTTGTTCCAGACATCAATCTTTCCTGTCTGCATGAACAACATCTTCAGTTCTTCTTCAAATGCTCTGGCTTGTTCAAGCGCCATTTCAATCTGAAGTGCAGCGCCTAAGTTTGACCCCTTGTTACCACCCTTCTTGGCTTCAATCAAAGCACGAGTAGCAGCACTCTTGGCATCAAACATCTTGCCAATCATCGGGGCAAGACCGCTTAAATCATTGGCTACCTTACTAGCCTTCTTGACCATTGAAATGGCACTTTGAAGACCATTTAAAGCAGCTATGGGGTCGAGTGGAATCATATCAATCCTCTGTGTACCAACCAGATTCTTTACGAGCCAACTTTAAGTGTTGATGCTTGAACCAGATATTAGCCACAAGACCGATAAAACCAATTGCTACACCGCAGATAGCACCAAACTCATTGGCTGTTAAACCAAAGAATATGGCACTACTAGCGCCTCCATAGGTTGCTACTGAAGCTGCTTTAGTTGCTACTGCTGATGCAACTTCTGCGGTGTGCTGTTCCATTTACGCCTCTGGCTTTTTCTCTAATGATGTTTTGAGCAGACCAAAGAAAGCATCTCTGCCTACTTGAAGTTGGTCAACATTGAACTTAGCAGAGTTAAGTTTGCGCTCTAAGTCAATAACATGGTTGAGCAAGGCTTGTTGCTCTGGTGTCATGTCCTCAAAGATGTACTCAACTCCGTCAATCGTCACAGGGTTTGTTTTTTTCTCGCCCATGATTTTCTCCTAAAGTGCCACCAAAATCGAGTGGTGGCTTCTCGTTTTACCAAGGCGTACCGCTTTGTTTTACAGGATTCTTCAGCAAAGCAATCTGAGCAGCCAATGAAGCCTCTGTAGCGGATTTACTAATATTTTCCCAAACCCAACTTAAAACAGTTTCTTGCGTAAGATTTTCGTATGCAATAACTGGAGTACCACTTTCCCAAGAGCAAGTCGCATAGACGGATGTTGTGTGATCGCCATCAGTAGCTGTGGCTTGCCAATGAGCCGTTGTTACAAAATTGTTTGATGTATCTCTTTCAAGATTGCTAATAGTCCATGTATATGAAGTCATATATTTCCTTTAAAAATTACGAGCAAAAGAACCAAAATATTTATTCCTTACTTCTTGTGCAACAAGATCAGCAAGTTCAATATCATCATATAAACCAAAAGATGTATTTTTATGGTTTATAGTTAATCTAACATTCCATTTTTTTCTTTGAGAGTGCCAAACAACATTTTTATATCCTGAAGTATTTGTCTTAGGAATTTTGCAATTCCTTAAATTTTCAGTATGTGTTGCGGCTCTTAAATTTTCAATTCTATTGTCTTGAGTTTTCCCATTTATATGGTCAACAATTTTAGGCATATATCCATGATGCATTAAGAAAATAATTCTATGCACTTGATGCCGTACATTTTTGACTGAAACATTTACATAAATCCCAGCACAAGAACCTGCTTGTTTATTTGCAAATCTTGTTGTCCATCTTTTATGGTCTGAATGTGTTGGGAAGTTAGATACTAATTGCTCTTTCCAAAATAGAACTCCATCCTTGTACTCAAACAAGCGGTGTGCTTCTTCTTGCGTCAAGGTCATGGTGTTTCCTTTTAAAAGATTAGGGGTGTGATGCTTTGTAGGCATCGAATTCTGCTTTGAGTTTGTTGGCTTTGTGCCAATTTTTCATTCTTTCACTAATTTGTGCTTTTCTTGCGTCACTATATTTTGGTAAAGTTTTACCTTTATTCCAAGTTGTAATGCCTAAAGTTCTGTAAGCATGAAGACCATTTTCTGAAACAGTAACCCATTCAAGGTTTTCAATATTGTTGTCTGTTTTGACACCATTCTTGTGATTAACTTGAGGTTTATTGCTTTCATTTGGAATAAATGCTCTTGCTACAAGTCGATGTACATTTTGGTTGTTTTTTATACCGTCAACACAAAAACTAACAATCATGTAACCAGACTTGCTTTTACCTTGTTTAAGCAATTTTGCAGGTGACTTTCGAACACCATTTCCTAGGCGATTGTTTACCATACGCTCAATAGAACGCACATTGCCAAAATTGCTCACTTCATAGTGAGTTTCATATCCCGCACATGGATGCCAGATTTCGGTCATTTTGCCTCCAACGCAACAACACGAGCCTCAAGGCTTTTAATCAAACCATGAGCCTCTTGCAAAGCCGCTGTCAATGTAGCCACCAAGAATGATGTGTCAATGCCTTGGTACTTAGGATTGCCTTCCTCGTCCACAGCATCCTTCTCACCAGTCACGCATTGAGGCACAACTTCGGCAAGTTCGTGAGCAATGAATCCTTGACCATCAGAGCCGTCAGCGTTCCACTTGTAAGTGCAAGGCTTTAGTTGAGCCACTTTAGCCAATGCGCCTGTCATTGGGGCAATGGTGTTTTTCAGGCGGTAGTCGGATGATGTGTTGTAGGCGGTAGCGGTTGTTGTAACTGAGATTGAACCTACAGCGGAACTTGATTTATAAAAACCTACAATAGTTCCGTCAGAACCCAATAAATTCAAACCGAGGCAGGCAACACTTGTAGAAGTAATTGAACTTCCACCAGCCCCAGACAGGAATTGAGCGCCATTGACTGTGAAATCAATTCCTGTTTTACCCACTAGCAAATTCCCACTAGCATCCAATGTCATCACTTGGCTGAAGGTAATGGCGTTTCCTGCTGTGCCTGATGGGGCAATGTTCCACTTGTGACTTCCGTTGTCTTGATCGTAATAAGCAGCAGCGTTGCTGGTGATGTATGTTGCTGTACTGACACCAGAAGTAAAAATTGCGTTTGACGCAAGAACTGCACGAGAACCACTTCCTGGGTTGTACAACGCAGAAGATGGGCCAAACTGAAATGATTGTGTTCCGCTTGCCCAAGAAGCACTAGGAGTAACTCCTAATCCAAGGTTGCCAGAGGAGTTTAGCAACATATTGGTGCTACCGCTTGGCCCAATAAACTCTAAGTTTCCTTCGTCTGCAACATTGTAATAACTAGCTACTGCGGCTTTTTGAGTGCCTGAACTATTACGGAATGACAAAGCACCAGTAGCTACACCAGAATCTTGTTGAAAAATTACTGCTCTGTTTCCGTTGAGTCGAATGTTTCCAGCAACACTAAGTTTCTCAGCAGGCGAACTCGTCCCAATGCCAAGACCTGTAGAGGTTAGGCGCATTAACTCACTTGCTCCGCCAGAGCTATTACGCCAAGCAAAAATACCTGTGTTGCTTGTGCCTCGATGGTCAAAGAAAAGAATAGGAGAGCCTGTGGCTTGTGTGGAAACAGAAGACTGAACATCTGCTGTTGTTGGGCCTAATCGAACCTCGCCACCGCTGTATCCTGTAGGACTTCCTTGGAATGTCGCTCCACCTGTTGACGATAAATTAGTCCCATCAAAAGTAAGAGCAGAGCCACTTGTAAGGACTTTAGAGCCGTTCAGATATGTAACACCATTGGCTGTACCACCAGACAAGGTTACTGTGCTAGAAGCGCTCAGAGTAGTGAAAGCACCTGCGGCGGCTGTAGTAGTTCCTACAGGGCCGTTAAATGAGTCGCCAACAGCACCAGTCTGAAAGTCTTTCAGTTGAGCCATTAACTCACGGATAGCATCGTTAATGCCACTCGGGGCACAACCCTCGGCCAAGTTGATGCTGTCAATATCAGTATTATTGGCAGGTGTTGCGCTAAATTCACTAATCTTCGTACGGGCCATTTTGGACTCCTAGTTCGGTTGATCTAATTTTAAGCCTTGGTGGTTGACAAGGCAATTTGTTTATGAAAGAATATCGACAGGCTTAGACCTTGGGTGTACCAGACCTTCATAGTTCTAAGCCACTGGCTACCCCTTGGATATTCGCACTGGTACTGCGTGTGTTCAAGGGGTTTTTCTTTGGTGGACGTATGGAAATCACACAGCAATTTCTTAACGAGATTTTTGAATATCGTGATGGTCATCTTTTTTGGAAGGTTGACCGCAGAGGGAACAAACTCATAGGCAAACAAGCTAGCCGACTTAAAAAAAGTAACGGCTACTATGAAGTAACAATTAATAAAAAGAAACACTACGCTCATAGAATTATTTTTATGATGTTTCATGGTTATTGGCCTGAGCAAATAGATCATATTGATGGCAATCGCTCAAACAATCTGTTTTCTAATCTGCGTGAAGCAACAAATGCTCAAAACAACAGAAATACCAAACTTAGAGTAAACAACACGACTGGGTTTAAAGGCATTTATTTTCATAAGCAAAACAAAAACTTTGTTGCAAGAATTACAGTTGACTACAAGGAAATCCATTTAGGTTGCTATAAAACTGCTGAAGAAGCCCATGAAGCCTACAAAAAAGCCGCATCAGAACTACACGGAGATTTTGCTAGGTTTAGTTAGGCTTCTTACATAATTTCCTCTTAGGGGTTAGCCATTCCAGTTAAATCTACACGATATGGTTTTTCTGTGTCTAACAATCCAGTCATTGTAGATGCGCCAGTCAAACCTGCTGCTTTCTTAGCCTCAAGATCAAGCAAATACTTTTCGTATGCGCTCAATCCTTTTAGTGTCTCAAGGTTTGCTCTTGGGTCACCAAGTTTGAACAGCATAGGGCCAAGTTCTTCAGCAGTTTGACCTGCTACGCCTTGACCTTGTGCTTTCAAATAACCCATAGTTCCTCGTAGTGGGCCTTGCTCAATCAGTTGACCAATAAAGCTAGGCTCTGCCTCAAGCTGTTGCATACCAAGTTGACGCTCTGCTGTAGCAGAATTACCCAAGATTTTCTCTTGAGTTTTGCGCATTGTTGCTTCAGTCAACATATCTTTCTCAAATTTATTGAAAGACTTCTGATCTGGGAATAATGAAGAAATGCGATCACGTTCTTCAGTAGAACCAAAAATACGTTTACGAATGTCTGCCGTATCTTTAGCTGTGTTGATCTTGTTCTTCAATGCGTCAATAGCACCAATACGATAAGCGTCTTGCTCAGACTTTGACAGCTCATTAAATGCACGCTTTGCATCTGAGGCAGACAGCTTAAAGAAATCTTTGCCAGCTTCAGTAGCATCAATCAATGACTGATCTCCAGCCCATGCTTGACGAGCTTGTTTGTATTCTGGCACTAAGTCATCAAGCAACGACAAATAATCGTTCTTGCGCTTGTTTAATGCGTTTAGCTCAGTACGTCCAAGACCACCTGTTTGTTTACCACTTTGAATAACATCATCAAGACCACGCTTAACGTAATCAAGAGTACGCAAATCAAATGGCGCACCAGCAGTTAAATCAGGAATATCAACACCTTCTAACTTACCAATTCGTTGCGCCCTTTTGTAAGCATCTTGGAATTGTGGAAGTTCAAAGTATTTATTCAATTCTGGATAAGCAAGACCTTGACCTTTTGCATATGCTTTTTCATACAAAGGTGCAGCAGTCTGACTTTGACGAGCAGAAATCTGTTTTGCATATTCAATAGGATCATTAAATGAGCCTAAGTAAGTAGAAATGTCAGATTTGATTCGATCTGCTTGACCAGAACCACGCTCCTCAAGAGCAGTTTTTGCAGTTTGTCGTGCTGTGCTTGGATACTTCTGAACAACATCAGCCAAAGACTTAACATTCTCACCAGCAATATCAACAATACCAACTGGCTTAGTTGCAGCAGCAATCATCTTTTCCAAGTCAGCAGGGCTAACCTTATCACGATACATTGCCTCAAGAAGTTTGGCTTTAGCACGATTAGCCGCATCTACTGTTTGACCAGTAGCCAATCCAACAGCTTTTCCAACTTGTTGAACAACAGGGATGCCGCTAGTTACGTCAACTACTTTGCCACCTGCCATGCCAATGCCTTTTGTGACAGCAGGAGCAGCGCCACCTACCATGCCACCAAATGCACCACCAGCTTGTGCGCTAGCCATACGCTCACCAACCCCTGCGCCACCAGCACCAGACAATGCGCCAGTAAGCGCACCTGTAACAGCAGATGAGCCAGCGGTAATTCCTGCACGAACCAATGGGGCAGCTTCTTTAGCCATTTGAGCATATCGAGCAGTTCCTAAGAATGGAACTAAAGCATAAGGCAATCCACCAACAACTTCAGTTGCCAATGCTGTCTTAGGATTTTGTTGACCATACTTTTGTTTAGCAAGTTCAAGAGCAGCTAAGTTTTGTTCATAAGTGCCTTGACCACTAATTGATTTAATCAATGACTCAAGTTCATCAGCAAAACCAAAAGTAGCACCTTGAGCTAATGATCGACCAGCACCAAACTCAGCAGTTTTACCACCAGATTGTTTTACAAGGTCTAATGCTTTAGCAAAAGATTCTTGTGTAAAACCTTCTTCTTTAAGGTACTTGTCAATATGCGCTACTGGTGCGTTCTTATCAACCATCTTGATAAGATTTTCACGGATACGCTCAATGTTTTCGTAAGCCATTAACGACCTCCACGTAAAGAATCACGCAGTCTTGGGTTTAATCCATATACATCAGTCATTGATTCTTCAGGATTCATGTTAGGTGCTTTGTATGACTTGCCACCAGCACCAACCATGTTTTGAGTCAAAATGTTACGGAAAATTGCTTTGTTTTTAATTGTCTGCTCATCATCGTTGTACTGTGGGAAATAGTTAACAAACTCAGCTAACCATTCATCAGCACCAATTGCAGCACCAGACTCTTTACGCAAGTTTGCACGAATAAAGTTATTAGCCGCTTGCAAGTATTGTCTACGTTCAGCAGATAGACCGCCAATGCCTTCAGGGATAACCTCTGGAATTGTTTTGCCAATTAAAGGAATAGCACTTAAAACAGCTTCGCCAAACTTAGGTTGTTGACCAGTAGCCAATTTAGATGTTATTTGATTAGCAGCTACCATACGAGAAGCAAAACCTGCTGCATTAGTTTCTGCTTCAGTTGGCTTACCAGTTTTAGTAATTGGTTGCCCTTTTGCATCAAGAACTGGAGTCATTTGTAGTGTTCTTGGATTGAACGCCATCAAACCCTGATCTGTTTCAATTGTTTGGAAATTTACAGGGCCTTCTGGCGCACGACCTTTGGCAATACGAGAAACTTCTTTGCCTTTTGAATCAAACGCAACAATGGCATTACCAATATCTTGATACTTCAATTCTTTTTCTTTAGGTGCGCCAGTAGCAACTTCTTTAACTTGACCTGTCAATGGGTCACGCTGATATTGCTTCTCGCCTTCACCAAGTTTGAATGTCTCACCAGCCATTGATTTCTGAGCAGTAAGCAATTCATTTAAAGCAGTACGACCTTCTTTTGTAGCCATCAACTTAGGAGCAAGAGACTCTAAGCCAAGACCTGCTGCTTGTGGTTGGTTTGGCCCTGCAATCTCTTGACCCATGATGTTGGTCAATGGTGTCTCAGCAAATGTTTGTGGACGATATGCTTTAGTGATTTCGTTCTCAACAGCTTGCTGACGCATCAATGCTTGTTGCTCTAACTCTTTTTTCTTCTTCAATTCTTGGAGTTGATAGTTTTGCAATTGACTTTGCAAGGTATCTTGCATCCCGCCTTTGTAGGCTTTTTGACCAGCTTGCAAGCCTTCAATAATAGATTGCCCTGTGTTGCCACCTTGAAACAAGCGACCTGCCAATGCGTACAAGGCTTGTGCTTGAGCATCGTCACGATTACGCTGAATAGCCTCTGGCGACATACCAAGAAGGCTCATCGTATCTGAGCCACCAGTACCAAAAATATCTAATAGTCCAGCCATGATTTATTCCTTATCCACCAAACAACTTGTTCCAACCAGAACTCAGCCATCCAGTATTCTTTTCAACACCACCAGCAACAGCGGCAAGACCTAACAAGTTTTGCAAGGTAGATGCGTCAGCCGCACCACTAGCTGTAGATTGAGCAACTCGTCCCAAAGGGTTGCCATAAACCAATGACAGATAGTTTTGCAAGTTCTGTTGTGGTTGATTTTGCAAGAAATTGAAACGAGCAATGTCAGCTTGTTGCTGTGCGCCTGTGTAACCCTCACGAGCCTGACCTGCTTGCAACAGATTCTGAATGTCTTGGTAGTCAGCAGAAGCCATTGCAGGAGCAGCCATCGTAGCCGCTTGTTGAGCCGCACGCTCTTGAGCATAGTTCTGATAAGCAAGATTACCTGCTGTGTCAGCCAAACTTTTAGCAAATTGACTGCTTGCACGATCTTGCAAGGTCTGCATTGCACCACCGCCATAGCGACCTGCACGAGAAGCCGCAGAGCCTACATCACCCAATGTTTGTTTGAATTGAGCTTCAGCCGCTGTAGCAGCAGGTTGGAAAGCGCCTTGGAAGAATGGATTGCCTTGCAAGAAGCCACCAGAAATGGTGTTTTGCAATTGCTGTTGTGCAGAACCAAGTAAAGGGTTGCCTTGAGTAGCACGAGCCTCAAGAGCCTGTAAACCAGTTTGAGTGGTTGTTGAAGGACTTACATAAGTCTGACCGCCATAGTACTGAGGGCCACCGCCTTGATAAAGCTTTTGTGCCTCAGTCAAACCATATTGCAGATATGGTTGAATTGTTGGGTCAATTGTGGTTGTGGTTGTTGTCGCCATGACTTTCTCCTAAAAGATTAGGACTCCGTAATGGGTCATCCACGGAATCCATTATACATAAATTACAAAAATTAACCAATAACTGCATAATCAAAAATCATATCGTGCGCATGACTTCCATGCGTTATGGTTGCAGTTCCTTGCCCTCTGGCAGAGACATACATATGCCCATGCCCAATCTCCTCTGCCGCCTTATCGTTTGTCGGCATGAACAAAATGACGCTATTAGCGCCAATCCGTCTGTCATTCAAGGTTGTAGATGTTGCGCTTTGTGTCAAAGTGATTGACCCTGTGTTGTTAGACTTTCCGTCCATCAATCCACGAACAACCTCAGCAACTTGCCTTTGATCTCCGCCAAAAGGAGGAAGCGTTCTAAACATTAGCGAACTCCCTGACCTTGCAATTCAACATCAATGCCAACAGCAGTCTTCCATGTCCCAGTAGGGATAACCCTAAATTGATGGTAGTTTCCGTTAGACCTCAATGAAATACGATTATCAGCGTCAGCAGTACCTGCCGTTCCAAACGATGGTTGTTCACTCAACAGCGTCTTAGAAGCCACAGCGACAGTCGCAGAGCCTCCGTCAACCATTGGACGAGCCAAAGTAACTACCGAACGCCCACCAGCGTTTAAATCGCCTGTAATGATGTTTCCAGTAGCATTAGCTCCGTTGTAAGTCATGACATAAGCGCCATAAGTACCGCCAAGGAAGTACTTACCACCCATGTACAAAATTGAGTCCAAAGATACTGGCAAGGCATCAATGCTAGAAGAAATGGCATCCAAGCCTTCTAGTGTCGTAGCCGATGTAGAAGCATCAGAAATATAGTCAGTTCCTGCATCTCCATAAGTCCACTTTTGAGTCTTAAAGTTGTAAATAATCAACTTACGCTCTGCAAAAGTAGTCTTAAAGTTCCAAATAATCAACTTACGAACAGGGTCAACAGCCGCTGACATAGTGTCAAATGCACTTTCATCGGCATTTTGGAAGAACCAACGATCAACCTTTTCTGCACCAATTGGAGTGACATTCTGACCATCGCACATATAGAAACCATCGTCACTTAGGAAGAAAGTAATTCCTTGAACTTGTGCGATAGAACCTGCTGCGATACATCCCTTGCCACGAGAGATATTGTCAAACTGAAAAATGAATGGAGTGCCGATATAGCTCATGCGAGATATACCTTTTTCCATCAGAACCAAACCAAACTCACCGCCACGGATGCCGACAATTTGTCCACCATCAGGAATATCTTGATAGTCAGCTTGAGTAACTTGATCTGAACCCCATGCAGTCTCATCATTGATGCCAGACCAACGCACACGAGTAGGGTATGGAACAGAAGATTCTGTCGTAAAAGCAGTAACTACAAAGTCACGAACTACTGTCAAAAACTTACATTTAGGCGCACTAGCAGACAAGTCAGCAAATGCCGTAGAAGTTCCCAATGTGTAGGCTTGAATCGGGTCACTATTGTTAGTGCCAATAATTACATTGCCAAACTGTGTAAATCGGAATCTGTCGTTTGAAGCGTTGGGCGTATATCCACCAGACTTAGACACATTGGTTAAAGCGCCCACACCAGAAACATCATAAATCTTGGTTGAGCCAGCAGCAAACAACTTAGTAGCGTTAGCAGGGGTCTTCCCTGCCACCAATGTTGTAAGGTTTTCAGAAGCAGCCGCAGAGAATGTAGCCGCTGTTGGAAGTGGGCCATAACCAATAGCCTGAGACACCACGTTTTTAGCATCAACCAAAGCGCCTGTAAAACTTGGTTGGTCTGGCATCCATTCGCCAAATGTTAATTTTGTCGTAGCCATGTGTTACTTCCTTGAGACTGAATTGTCCATGTGTTGTCGTTTACCGCAACATCCGTCCATGTGTTTGAGTTATGTGCAATTGCTGTCCAAGTATTTGAGTTACTAGATACTGGAGTCCATGTGTTGTCATCAAATGTGATATTTGACCAATTATCACCAAGCACATGACCATCAGCAACAATCGTAGCCGTACCAGTAACGCTAGCAACACCTGCGTAATCGGCAGTAGCACTAACCGTGATAGTAGCCGTAGCCTCAACACTTGCCACAGCATCACGAACTAGGATTGCTTCAGCAGTTACAGTTGCAGTTGCATCAATACTTGCAGAGGCGTTTTGCTCTCTGATAGCCGATGCACTTACTGTTGCAGTTCCTGTAACGCTAGCTACACCTTCAGCAACAATACCACCATTAGCAACAACAGTAGCTGTGCAAGTGATAGTGGCTACACCATCTTTAATGATGCCACCAACAGCAGTTACTTCAGCACTTGCTGTAATACTTGAACTACCAAACTGAACTCTGGTTGCATCGCAAGTAACGATTGCTACTGCATCAATGCCTACGGAGGCGTTCTGTACCCTTGTACCTGCACAAGTAACGCTAGCAGAGCAATCAATGCTTGCACTAGCGTACTGAACACGAATAGCATCAGCGGTTACTGTTGCTGTTCCATCTACTGCCGCCCCACCATACTGAACCCTAGTAGCATCGGCTGTAACGCTCGCAGAAGCGCTAACAGACCCATAGGCATCCCATAGGGTTACTGATGTTTCGTAGAGTGGACTATCGAGTGTGAGTGTTAAGTCATCAATGCTAGACTTTAATTGGTCTAGCGAATCAATAGTCCACGGAGGCAGTAAATCAGCCATCTCACGCCAATGTGACGCTCAAAGAACCTGCAGCAATGCGGAACACATCGCCAGTTGCAATTGTCTTAGAAGCATCTAATGGAGTGTGATACAGCAAGTTACCGCCAGTAGAAGCGTCACGAATACCAACGTAGGCAACAGTACCCCATGAGCCACCAGCTTGAGGAAACTCAATAGCAGCAGAGTTGGTAGATGCACCATTGCTAGGCGCACCAAATGTGATTGACTGACGAGCATAGCTAGTACCAGATACTTCAGTACCTGTATCAGCGTCTGTTGGGTCAGAAGTGTAGAGAGCCAAATACACAGTTGTTGGTGCTGTGTAAGTAGTTCCGCGTAATGTGCCGTTAATCAGAGAGTTTTCCAAAAAATTGGACATTTCTGCCATAGTTTCACCTTGGAGTTAATTTCATTGCTAAAGGAACGCCAGAGTATTGACCTTCTTGGTCAGACTTGGCAAGAGAGGAAATCGCTCTATCGTACATAGTTCCCCATGTGTTGATTCGTGCGTCATTGAAAAGATATGGCTCTGCTTCAATCAAAGAAGCGTAAAGCAAAGCATCAGGTGCAGTTGTCAGGAATACATTTGTTGTATTGCTATCAGACAAGTATGCAGGTGCAGCGTAGTACAGCAATCTAGCCGTATAAACACCATCAGGAACTGGCGACATCAAGAAGTCGTTAGCCAAGATTGAATAAGACTTTGGCACACCAACTTGTGATGCAACAGGGTCATTAGACAATGCTGAAGGGCTTGAATAGCTAAGTGGAGTGATTGGGTTTGTCAGAATGACAAAATCACGCACTTCCAAAAAGTCGCTAGGCAATTCAACAGTTGAGTCACCTGAAACAGTTGCAGTCGTCACAGACTTGAGCATTTGACGAATACGCAATTCTCTACGGAGGCGATTCTCAGCAAAGGTAACAAAGTCAGAAATCTGGCTTGTCAGATCAGACCGAGCCAAATAGTTGGCAATCGAGGTCTTTAAATCAGAGTAAGTAGCGAAACTCATACAACTCCTGTTCGAGTTCTAAAAACTCTGTTATCTCGTTCGTTTAACCACGCCTTAAAGCGCTTCTCATCTAATACAGCAAAACCACGCATGATGCCTTTTGCATTTAGGTCATCAATTACAGTTAATGGGATAGATGCAACCTTATTGCCAAACAAATGGTCTGACCATTTAGCTCTCTCATCGTAAGAGTTGTACTCTTTTTTATTCTGCTCAATGATTGCAGAAATATCCTGACGAGTTTCAATAATGATGCCACCATCACCATCAGCATGAACAGCAGTTTGTCTAAAGTTTGTCATGGCTTAATTCTAACAGTTTGGCTAGAAAAGAAAATGCCCCAGATGGTTAGTCTGAGGCATTTTTAAATCACTTAGTGATTATGACAAGTCAGCAATGATGCCGTGAGCAGCTTCATTCTTAACTTCCAAGGTGTACTCAGCCAACAGTTGTGTGGACTCGTTGTCACCAGTCACAGCCAACTCGTTGGTCTGGAAGGGACGCAGATAGGCCACAGCAGCCATGTCGGGGTCAAGCACAAATGCGGTTTCATCGCAAGAGTTGGTAGAAGTCATGAAGCGGTTAGGCACAACAGAAACTGTACCGAAATCGCTCAAATAGACGTCAGCAGCACCGATGATGGTGGTAGGAGCGTTGGCTGGGGCCATGAAACGCTGAGCAGCGATACCAGCAAAAGCAGAAACTGTTTGCTTGTGTGCTGGGTTAACCATCAACACTTTTGGATTGCCACCAGCAGCATACACTTCTTTGATGACAGTCTTCAAGATGTCTTCTGTGAAAGTGCGGTTTGTGCCGTTGGTACGAGCAGTAGTGCCAGAAGCGCCAGCAGAACCACCAGTACCGAAGTCACCATTGGTAGCCAACCATGCTTGCAAGCCACCCAATTTGCGGGCAGTTGTAGAGTCGCCATTAGAGGCAACTTGGTTGCTCAACAAAGAGGTTTCCATGTCACGCTTGATCTCAGCAGAGGCTTTAGCCAATTGGTAAGCCTTTTCAGACTTACGACCAGCTTTGTCAACGCTTTGCAAAGTGCCAGAAATCTTAACAGTTTTCTGTGCGATCTGAGTGCGGTTGCCAACACGGGTTGTTGGGGACATAGTTGCGTCAGAAGCAGTTGCGCCTTCAACAGCGTAGTTGCTCAAAGAAGCAGCAGCCAAGCTGTCGGTTTGCCACTCGTGGTAAACAGCAGTTGCTTTAGTCTTGCCAACAGAAGACATGA